ATACTTAGAATTAACTTCTGTAGATATTTCTGAAAGTACAGCAATATCTTGACTTATCGTACTTATATCATTTTTAGATATTACAAATGCTTCTAATTTACTTTTAGCATTTTTAATCTCGGTACTATTTGTATATCTTTCTAATGACATATTATATATAAGTATTATCTAAAGTTATCAATTCTTAATTCATTAGGTGGTAGTACATCAGATGTATTTCCATTCTCACCTGAAGTAGTTCCTGTCTGTCCAATACCTGTTGATGGTGTTTCAGGAGTTGTAGGTATATCTTTATTATAAGAACCACCACAAGAACAATTTTCAGATAACTGTGTAGATACTATATTACTTGAATATGGTTTTTTTATGTTAAAACATATAGGATTATTAATTTCTCTACCTATATTATTTGTTATTTTATTTCCATAACAATCTTCATAAATAAATCCTGAATCATCTGTTATATAACCATCATAGCATTCACAATCATCTATACTTGGTTCTGAAGTTGGTATAGGTGTAGGGGTTGGTGTTGGTGTTATTGGTGGCGTAGTAGTAGGAGATGGTGAACATTGAGAACACGAAGAAAAACCTAATAATACTTTGACATTTGATTCTTCAGATGAATTACCAGGTGCTACTGTATAACATATACCATTACTAGCTTTTATAACCTCTCCACCATTATATGTACCTGTATATGGAATTCTTTTTCCTGATAAAATAGTTGTTCCACAAGCATATAAATTATATGATAGATTAGAATTTACAACTACAGTAGGAGTTGGAGCAGGTGGTGGTGTTGTTGGATTTGCTATATCTGAATTAGAACAATTCAACTTTCCAACAACTATTTGTATACTTCCATTATATCTAGTAGGTTCTGACTCTAAAGGAGGAGCTCCTGTATATGTATATAATAATCCACTTATTGGGTCTATATATCTTTGACCAACACCTAATGATGGTGCTATAGTAGTATATGCATATCCTGAATTATCGCATCCTGCTAGTTCATAGTATTTTATAGTTGGGGGGGATATAATAACAGTTTCAGTTGGTGCTGGAGTAGGTGTTGGTGTAGGAGTTAGAGTTGGTCTTGCAGTAATAGGAGGTGTAGTAGTCGGTGGAGTTGTTGTAGGAGTTGGTGTAGGAGTTGAACAATCAGGACATTCCCCATCCTTACCATCTTTACCATCTTTTCCATCTTTACCATCTTTTCCTGAAGAACCTGCTGCTCCTGCTGGGCCTGCTGCTCCTGCTGCACCTGCTGCACCTGCTGCTCCTGCTGCACCTTGAATAACATCAGGTAATTTAGGTATTTGAATTCTATCTAATGCACTTAAATCTATTTCTAATTCAGGAGTTTTACATCCTGTTTCAACTTCAAATCTTTCTATCCATTCAGATGTTCTATCTACACAAGAATCAATTACTTCAAAAGAACTAAATTCGGATGGTTCAATAACAAAAACATTCTGTATATACTTACTTCTCTCAACAAGCATTACTTGTAATGTTTTTCTATTGGGTATTGGACACACACAATTACCTTTAGTAACAAAATACACTTGTTGGTCACACACTGAACTTACGGATACACCATCAGCTATCCTAAAAAATGTTCCTATAGGATATATAGTTTCAGGATTTCCAAAATCAGAATCTACAAAATATGAAAAATTTGAATCTATATAAGAATTTAATTCACTATCTAATATAACTCTCTTCTCTGGGAGTATTCTATAATAGTTTGATATTAATTCTAATGAATTATCTTGTAATTTTTTATGATTAATATTTATTATATTAGTTCCAAAATTATTTTTTTCTACGAATATTTTATCTATATAGTATAACTCTTCCTCTGTATACTTGTCTCCTGTATTATCATACTGTAATAATAAGTTTGATGCATTATTTTGATTTGTATTATTTATATTTTTTCTATACTCTAAAGTATTATTATATAATTTTTCTTTATTATTAAATATATTTTTTAAGTATATATATTTTAAGTCAAAATCAAACATTGGAAGTATAGGCATAGGTCTATACCTTGTATCTATTTGTAAATCAGCTGAATTATTTTTTGGCTCATCTACACCACAATCTAAACAATAATCTAATACTTCCAAGTTATTTTTATCCATCTTATCTAACTACTTTAAAATAGAATCCATCATCAATTATATGTTCTGTAAATCCACCATCTTTCAATACTTTAAATACTATTTTATAAAATCTTTCAGGAAGTAAACTCTCCATATTTATATTAAAATAATTTCCTTGAGAATCAATACTTAGTTTAGTTGACCCAGTATCGAAAGGTATTATATAATCATCTGTAACACTATCTTGTATTGCATAGTAAGATGATGTTGGTAATCTCTTAAAATTTAAATAATTGTTTGTTGTTGTATAATCTAATGTTGGATATCTATCTCTGCTTACAATCCTAAATTTGTACTTAGAATTTGTTTTATAATTCTTTTTTATATTACTAACCATAACTTCAAAATTATCTGAAACTTCACTTATACTTCCACTTTGAGAAATATTGCTGTCATCCCAAGTTATTTCTAATTTTGGTATGTATATAGTATGGGTATCCGTACTAAAAAATCTTATAGTTCCTCTAAAGTCATTACTAAATTCATCTTCCGAAGTTCTTTTAATCATAAATCCATTATTCGGAATACTACCACTCAACCATCTATGAACTATATTAGTAACATTTATACGTATATCGGGAGTTTTAGCATAATTAAAATTTTTGGAAGCAAAGTATGATGAACCTGTATACCAAGTTCCTCCACCTACAGTATTTGAAAAAGAGCCTGTTGTACCCTGTGAAAATGTATTATTTATCCAAGTAAGACCATTTCCATCATAATAACCATTTCTATAAGTCCAACTTGCACCTGTAGTAATTTCAGGATAATCATTATAATGACCTAATCCATTTTCCCAAGATTGTGATACGGCAAATATATGAATATCATAATTTATTGGTAAATCAGATGCGTCTGTTGCTTTTAGTGATAATTGATATTTAGCTCTTCTTGAAACTATGTTTGAAGATATTAAACTACTAAGATGACTTATATCAAACTTTAGTAGTATTCTTGAATTATATGTACCATCGTAGTAAAATCCATTTTCATCAGGAACACTTTCGACATATTTTATCAATTCTAAGACTTGGTCAATACCTGCATTTCTACGAGGATTCTTTTCGTATAATGTTGTGTCTCTTGTTGCGTATATTGCGTGATACATATTTAATAATTTACTACCCTACCTCTAATATCTTTATTAGGATATTTTACTTCAAAAATGCTTTGGTCTATCGATGTATATATTATATTTCTTTTAGTTGCAGAATCTATATCATATACATTTCCTGAATATCCTAAACTGACATCATATAAATTAATAATGCTTAAATTTGCAACAGATATTACTCCTTCAACTTGTGAAATTTCTTTCATTACACTATTTTTGAATATAGGTTTGCCTATACCCATCTTTTCAATATCAAAATAATCTTTTAGACTTTTCATACATCTGAGTAATACTTCATTACTATTGTAAACTTCATCAACAATTATTTCAAAATCAACTCCTATATTAATTATGAAAGCATCACGTATACTAACGGAGTCTGTCATAATTCTATACTCTTTTAAATAATTCAATAAATTAAATTTAACAGCATCATTTAGTACAGTTAAATTTTTGTTTTCGTCATATCCTAAACAATATAAGTTAATTCCAAAATAATTAACATTCTGAAAATCTGTTGAATTATCTAAATACTGGTCATCTAATTCTACACATACTTTTGCTATAGCACCATACTTTACAGGCATAGAATAAACTCTAACAATATAATCATCTTTTGTAACAGCTCTATTTTGTGATGCAAAGTTAGCTAATGCTTCTCTTCTAACGTCTTCCACACCTCTCCTAGATAGTCCACCACTAGCAGGTTTTGGATTATTGACAGCAACACTATCTAAAACAGTACTATAAATTTGGGAATCTAAATTAGATTGTGGCGTTGTTATGTTAGATTGTATTATACTAGATATGCTATTAGCTCCAACATTATCTTCAACACCACCACCAACTGTATATCTAACAGTTAGTGTAGTGTTTGCTGGTGCTTTTCCATATGTTTTTGTATACAAAAAATTCTTAGGGTCTATACTTAAATCAACTGCTCTTTCAAAATAGTCTAATCCAAAACCAACATTAAATGGATTTGGTATTATTTCTTCATCATATTCTGAACTCACTCCTGAGCCAAATTGTATTTCAAACCTATTGGTTTCCCTCAATCTTGTTACAAATCTCCTTTCAGTTTGTTTGAACTGTATAAGATATGGAGCAGTAGACCTAAATTTTGCGAGATGTGAATCGTTATATGGTAAATTTGGAACTGATATTGGTATTAAATCTTGTGCTAAATATGGAGTTTCATACCATCTATTATTATCTGAGTCATATATATCTACTATTTCTAATATATCTAATTGAGGTAAGACAATCTTATCATAAGGTTTAGGAGAGCTGAAATCATAATTTGCAGTTAAAATTTCTCCTGATACTGCTTTTACATTCTTTCTTAACAAGAAATATTCTACTTCACCTGTATTATCTAATGAGTAAACTGTGATTTCTGTAGGGTCAAATGATGAACTGTATGAAAAATCTACACTATCTATAGTTCTGAAAGTTTTATTTGTTTCGGAACTTACTATCATATTTGAATCTATCTGCAAACAATATCTAAAGTCAGGTACAATAGATGTACCATTATTTACAGATGGAACTAACTGAAATACATCTAAATCTACAGATGCTGGTGTTCTAAACTTAGGTTTATACCCTAATGAATGAGCTATGTTAAATAAGTTCTGATTTTCTTCTACAGTTAATAATAAAGATTCTCTTAGTTGTATATCAGTATAAAATGATAATATATCTCCTGTTGCTGCCGCTAATTCCATGAACATCATACCTGGCGATGATTCATTGAAATCATTATATGTATCAGGAAAATAGTTTTTAGTATAATCTATAAGTTGTTTCCTAATCTCAGAAAAATCTTTATTTAGATATTTTATATCTTTCCGTATATTATTATTAATTAATCTCGAACTCATATATTATTCTATTTCAAAGTTTACCACACCAGAATCAATAAAAAGTGTTATTGTTCTGTTAGCACCAATATTTGTTACTCTAAAAGATATTTTGATTTGCACATTATGTTCAGAATAACTATCAGGAAATGCAATATCACTTTCAGAAACAACTTGTACAGAATCTAACAATATGTATGGAAGCCAATAATTAATATCAGTAATAACAGAAAGTCTTAAAGTTTCTCTACTATCATCTGAATTTTGTTCAAATAAAAATTCAGGTATTAATGACCCAAAATTAGGTTGCATTAATCTTTCACCTTTCCTAGTTAATAGTAAATTGACTAAGTTAGTTATAGCCTGTTCTTCTGTAGAGTAAGATGACCTAAACGTTTTTACGTCACCTTTCCTATTTATCTCTTTTGGATATTTAATATCTACCAATACAGCATCCCCATTAAAAGGTAGTAAAACTCCAACAGCTCTATCATTATAGAAGTTAGGTTCGTATGCTCTAAAAGATATTGGTATTGCCATTTATTATTTTTTATCCATTTTTTTAATTAATGCTGAATAATCTTTTGTTAAAGCTTTATACACTGCTTCCGTTTTCGGATTTGTTTCTAGTTTAGATAATACTCTAGAATCTAATATAGACTTTTCAGTTTCTACGTCTTCAGGATATTCCATATCTTCCGTAATCATTTCCATAATACCACTAAATTTTTTTCTAAAGTCTCTTTTCTCTATATCTAAATTAGATTCTTTAGGTTTTACTTGTGGTTTACTATAAGATACATTACTTGCAGTTCTAGATATACTTTTAGATTTAGATTCATTTAACCTAGATTCTAACCTATCAAAGTAGTAATCTAACTCTTCTCTTATAATTTTTCTTAATTTTGATTCTATTGAATTTTTTTCCATATAACAGTTTTATATAAATAGATTATTTAATTAAATTTAACTTCATTAGTTAGTTTTTTTATTGATATATTATATAATATATCATCTCCCGAACATTTTTTACTTAATATTATGTCAGATAAACATTTTATATCAGCTAATGTATCAGGAGTCAGTAATGATTCATTATTAACTAAATAATTATTACCTATTACTTTATCTAATACGTACCAACCTTTACAAGAATCGTCATTACCTATGAGTAACAACAAAGTATATACAACTTTAGAGCTAATTCCTGTAGTAGATGTGAATTTAGTTGCTGTTAATTCATATAAATATCCATTACAAGTATCTTTGGAATCTATTAATTTAACATTTAAATCTTTACTATTTAAATTGTCTTGTGAATTTTCGTTAGATTCTTGCGATTTTTGCTTTGTTGTTATACCATCTCCATCGCATTTTATCTGCTTTCCGTTAGTATCAACAATTATTCCACATCCTGATAAAGGCAATCCACAATCTACATCTATAAAACTAGGTAAATCTTTTTCAGGGTCATAATTTAATTCTATATTTTTAGAATTTACATCATTTAATAATTTTATAGAATCTTTTCTTGTTTGTATATCATACGAATCTTGCCCTGAAACAAATCCATCTAACGGTATTGATGGTATATTTGGATTAGCATTTGATTTAGGATTTCCCCCACCTGAGCCTAATAGTCTCCTTGATATAGCATATGGAATTATATTATTGATTCCAAAATCATGACTATCCAATCTAGGTTCTGGAGGTGCTATAAACATATTTGGAGGCAATAGTTCAAACCTTAAAGATAGTAAGTGTGTTCTCAAAACTTCAAGTAAATTAGTTGCAGGGCCTGTAGGGCCAAAAGGAGTAGCAAATACAGCTATTGCTGAAGTTAAATCCTTTAACTCTTTTGCCAATTCTTGAACTCTATTGACTAATTCATCGAAATCTACATCATGCTCATCAGTAGTTATATAAAACTTTCTTGCTTCTAATATAACTTTATCTTTTGCTATTAAAAATATATTATCTTTTTTTGCATTCAATACAATTCTAGACGTATCTATTAGTATCTGAGGTTTATCAAAATTAGGTATTCCTTTTGTTTCAAATCTTCTTGCCCTACCTAATCTAACTTTAGTATATTTTTGAGATATTCCACCAAAAATTCCAGTAAAGTTATTAGATAAGTTTTCTACTCTGTATTTTTGACTTTTTGTATTTTTGCTCTGACTTAAATTACCATCTATTTCAACAATATCTTCATTTACAGGTCTTTTCTTGGGTGGGTCAGATGGTTCTAAAGTCATAGAGAATGTTGGGTCTCCTATCTTAGTATCCTTATGATGTTGTGGTTTCTTGTAGTACTGAGAATCATTAGATGTACCAATTCCTAATCTTATTGACGAACCTCCTCTATTCTGAATTATTAAATCTCCTTCATATGGCTGTAATGGTGCTAACGGTCTACAGGGGAATGGAAATGTCTTACCAGGTGGAAATGGGTTATCACGCATCAATGTATCACTACCATTCTTATTTGAAGTTCTCTGCGTTAGTGTATGTAATTGGTTTATTACTGAATCATCTGTTGAATTTAATGGGTATGGTAAATAATAGTATGTTATATTTTTAGACTTAGGAGCTACCTCATCCTTTGATGGTGCTCTTAGTAGTACTACTAACTCACCATTAAGGGGAGTGAATATATAGTTTAAAGTAATAGGTCTTGCATAAACATCTTTTAAATTTTCAACATCTGTATTAGGTATTAATCTAACTTTAATACTTCCTAAAGGCATTATATCACCTTCAGAATTTTTTGGATTATCATTATAAGTTAACTTACCTGTCTGAATTACTTCACCTAGTACTATTGACATCTATGCTTATTTTAGTAAATTATTAGGATGGTAATCTACCAGTAATTGTTTTTTCTCTTCTTCCGACAAAATATACATTTCTGTTGTACTTGAAGATTTTTGAGAAGTTGCTATAGACCTTTGCACTATTCCAGCCATTTTAACCAAATGGTCATCATTTTTTATTGATAAATCTAAATAATCTCTTAATATTGGGCCAATGGTTGAAGCATCTTCGGCACTATTTATCATACCTTCTATATTCTCAACCAATCTTGATATCATTTGGTCTTTCTCCTTTGTAGTTATATAAATGTCTTTCATTAAATCAGAAAAAGACATTTTATCAAATACTATAGAATCATCATAATTAGCCATATCTTTTATCTATAAATACTGTATAATATTATTTTTTAAAATATTCATTCATAGAATTTAAAAAATACTTTTTCATTATGTTTATAACTTTTGTTATTTTTTGGGTTTTTATACCTGTTCTTTCTCTAATAATAAAATATATTGCTTTTTTATTGAATACATCTATAATACTCCTCATCTTAAATAACTCTAATATAGAGTCTGCAATAGCTATTTCATCACTATTTTTGAATATGCTATATAATCTAACATTCATATCATCTACCCACTTATCTACAAATAGATGTAGGTCTTCTCTATAATCATTTTGATATACTTCATAAACTACATCTCTCTCCTCATCGACCTCTTCCAAGTCAACCATTTGCTTTCTTTTGCTATAGTTTTTAGTATTTAAAGCAATGAGATAGTTTCTTCCTGCAACTGTATAATAGGAATATGCCTTACCTGCTGATTGTGAATAATTTGGTAATTTTTCAGTTAGAAATGAGACAACATCATGTTTTAAATCCTCAAATTCTAAATTTATGTAAGGACACTTATAAGTATTTATTAAATTTTCAGCTAACTTATCTAATGATGGATATATATCTTTAGTGTATATATGATGTTTCTCTTTTACACTATTTGATAGATTATATTTTATTATAGCACTATCAACATCTAAAGTAAAGTATTCTTTATTCGGATTCTTCTTCTTCGGCATCGGATTCTATATTTTTCAAAAAATCGTTAACAATTTTGAAAGAATCCTCAATAATGCTTTTTAAAGTATCAAAAACAAAACCAACTTCATCATCAGACTCAAAAGAACCTCTCCTATCTATTTCTTTTATATGAGAATAATCAATGTGAAGTCTTGTGTTTAAATTACTGATAAATGTTAATAACTTTTCGTTATCATTTTCTAGTTCATCTAAATTATTCTCCAAATATGTTATTTTTTTGGAGTTTATATAAACTAAATATAATAAAATTATATTTGATATTGATAAAAATGCTATAATCATAACTATTATTTTTTAGAATTTTCAAACATTTTCTTAAAATCATCTAAAGCACTATTGGATTCTTTATTTATATTATCATTTTGTACATTTTTTCTATTTTTCCAAATTGAATACTCATACTTAGAAGCCATTAAATCAGCCATATGTATGATATGCTGTAAGTTTGTTCTCAATGATGAACTTTCACTTCTAGATATAAAGTAAGGTTTATTACCTTCCTCATACAAACCATCATGTATTTTGATTGCTAGATACTCTTCCCAAGAAACTACAACATTGAATTTCTGTAATGTATATAGACTTAAATCAGGTACTAGTGTAAATGGGATATTATCATTTGTTTTGTAAATTTTTCCCATATTTTTTCTATGCCACTCACTATCATTTGGAAGATATTTCTCTCTCCCTTCTCCAACAAATCCTAATTTACCTAAGTCATGATTCATAGCTACAAAAACTAAATTTGATTTAGTAAATCCTGATAAATCTTGATTTGTCTGTTTATAAAATTCATATAATTTCAAAGAGAAATCAATGACTCTTAGAACGTGGTCAATATAACCTCCTGTGAATGCATTATGATAGTATTCTACAGAACTTGCTGGTGCTAATACTAATCTATTACCAAAAGAATCATACATTGCCTTTAGAGGTTCAGCTCTATCGCTCAAGTATGTATCAATGTAATTTAGAAATTCTGAATACTGTGATTCAAGTTTTTTTACTTCCATAACTTTTGTTTTTTATTGTTTTGTCTGTTTATACCAAGCTTTAATCTCATCATCAGTCATATCTGCAAACTCCTCAGGAGTTAATAACGCATATTTCTGATTATTGTTTTCTACACTATCAGATATTTTTGATTCAAATACAGGTTCTACAACTAATTCTTCAACATTTTCCTTAGTCAAAACTTTATTTCCATTGTCTACTATTTTGAAAATTGGTTTTGGTTTTGTAACAACAGATACTTTATAATTTGTAATATTAGAACTATCATCGGTAAAGTCATCTTGCACAATATAATTATTTGGTTTATTATTCGCTTTTGACTTTACTATTTGCTTATCTTTGAATTTACTTTCTTTTTTTTTTCTTTTAAATTGTCGTTAATATCTTTTTTAGTATTTCTTTTTAAGTTTTTTCTATTTTTTTTACTAGATACCACTTCTTCATAGGCTTCTGTAATGTCTGTTTCTTCATCTTTTAAAATATCCAAAACATCTGAATTATTTTTTATAAAATCTTCTTTCTTGTTTGATTTAGATAAGTTATTAACTAAATAACTAACAGTTATAACTAGTGTTATTGCTAAAGGGTCAAATACGAAGATAATCATTAGTATAAAATAATTCATAAGATTATCCATTGGTACACTTGTAACTTTGCTTAGATATATGATTGGGCCTAACTCAGCTGCTGCATCATTGTTAGTTTCCATACCCAATATCTCAATTTTATAATTATCTATTTCTGTAGATATACTTTCTATTTTATTTGACAAGTTGTCTCTTCTTTCTGTAGCATCATCTAACTGGGATTCTAATGATTTTCTAGTTTCTGAGGATGATGATACTATCTTCTCCCCAGATTTTTTATCTATATATGAAACCATAGTTCCATTAGATAAGCCATTTCTAAGTTCTGTAATATCTTTAATAACAGATTCTTTCTCTACTTCTAATGATTTTAACCTCGTTGTAAGATTATCTGATTTTGCTCTTACTATATTTATTTTACTTTCTACAATATTATTTTTATTAGAAGTTATTTGATATGCATTAGATAAAAATCCGTAAATTCCTGCTGAGGTTATAAGCATCAAGACTACTATAGCAATAGATAAATAAATCCTTAAAGATGTAGGTAGTATATCTTTATTTTGATGTAATGAATATGCTGCAATTAGTTTAGAACCCTCCAAAACGGAAGCCATAATAATAACAGATATTCCAGCACCTGCAAAAACTTTGCTCAATCCGTAAACAGAAAAAAAAGCAGCTGATGCTGATAGCAATAAAGCAGATAGTGTAACTAAAAATAATACGAATTTTTCTTTTAGCATAATGATATATAATGAAGTGATTTATCTAAATCTTTTTGTAGAATATCTAATAATTCTAATAATTTAGATTCAGACATTTGTTTTAATAGAATTCCTCTTTTAATATTATTAATCATATCTTTAGATTCTAATAAAACTGCTTCTGCATTTCCTTTATAAGTATCTTTTATCATAAATTTTATTTTATAAATTAAAGTAAATAATGTTATATTAATATAATATTACTATAATAATATATAATTATAATAATATAATATACTATATAATATACTATATTATATTTTATATATATAATTATATTAAAATACTATATATTTAATATTATATATTTAATACTATATATTTAATATTATATAATATATATTATATATTGTGAAGTTACTTAAATTATTTTTAATTTGGTTCAATTATACAAACTTTAACAAAACTTTAACATATGAGAGTTGTATTTCAAAATCCTATATCTAAATTATACGAAGTAGGTATTATAGTAAAAAAATATACTATAAACAAAAGACAAAAATTTGATGTTATCTCAGAAAAAGGTGTTTTACATGTTGCACTATCTACTAACATTTCTAAAACTGGACATATAAATGAGAATCTAACACAAAAGTTTGCAAATGATGTTCAAACAAATCTGACTAAGCAAAATCAAGCAAACTATTTAGATTCAGAGTATATGCCAAGTATATTGAAAATTAATATATGAGTGAAAATATAGAAAAATTTGATAATATATTAGAATATTATCAGCAACTAACTAATGAATCCAAAATATACTTCACTAACACTTTATTTAATTTAGGTTTTGAAAAAGTAAGTAAAGTTTTATATGATTCTTTATTTTCAGATGAAGATATTTTAGATTCTAAACTTGACTATAATTCAGAAAAAAATTTAGAATTATTGAACGGTGATGATTATGAAAATTATGATGATTATATAGAATATTCTTCGGAAGATGCTGATAGTATACTAGATTTAAAACGCATAGATGATTATTCTAATAGTGATTTATATGTTGTTGTTGATATAGATTCTAATATAATTCATATGTATTCAAATAATTTGGAAGATATTGAATACTACAAGTATGAAAATATATACTTAAAAGGAATGTTTTTTGTATGTGACAAAAATAAACCAAATACAAAAAATTATAAATACTATGAATGTGTTAATGTAATTGGACAATTAGAACAAGATATATGCTATAATTAGATATTTAGATATATTTATATAAAATAAGATAGCTGAGCATTTTAATAACCGCCATCTTAGGAGGCACAAATCAAAAAAAAATGATAAGAAATGTAGTTGAAATTCCATTTAATTCAATGGATGTTTTTCTTAAAAATTATTTCGATACGAAGGTAGATTACACCTCAGTAAGCGATAGCAAAATTAACTACCCATTAGACATTATTCAATCAGATAGTGGGTTATTAATTCAAATAGCCTGTGTTGGGGCAGATTTAGAAGATATATCAATAACGACTGCTCTTGATACGCTAAGAATTAAATATGATAAACCAAAATTAGATGATGGCTATAATTATGTTTTTAAATCAATAGCTCAAAGGTCATTTGACTTAGGATATAAAGTATCTGCTAAATATGATTTAAACAGAATTGAAGCTAAGTTGTCAAAAGGATTACTATCTATTAGTATACCTTATGAAGAAAACCAGCAACCTAAATCAATTAAAATAATTTCAGAATAAACTAAAAGCTCAGCTATCTATTATGGAAACTAATACATTTATATTAAAAAATATACAAAAAGCAATACTTTCAGAAAAATTAAGTAGAACATCTAAGATTGTAAAATTAGTAGAGATATCTAAAAATCCTAATAATAATATTAGTCCTAGACAAAAGTTTTGGATTAATACTTTACTAAGACTTGTAGCAGATGAATCTTATTATAAAGATATAAAAATAACTAATGTAAAATGGGATGACGTTTTTAAATTATACAATGACGAATACACCCCACAAGAAGCAGCAGCTATGTTAATACAGATGGATGAATCTATAATATCTAAATACAATAATAGATTAAACGAAGAAAATTATAATGTATCTAAACCTATTGATATATCTTTTGACCTAAAAAAATTAAATACCAAAGAATATACTGATTTTGAATTTTCTGATTTAATAGATTCTATAAACAGTACTAGAGGTCTTAGTAAAAATATAGAAAAAAGGTCAGATGGTACATATGGATTCGTGGATTTAGTGCATAAGAATAGTAAGGATGAAAGTTTAAGAATACCTTTAATATTGCTAACACCTGATGCTTCTAAAAGATTGAGTAAAGATGGTAGTAATTTTGTAGCATCAAAATGGGATAAACTAATATCTTCTAATGTATTTAATACTAAAAAAGATGCTGAAGATGCTCGTTCTAAAGCAATATTAAAAAGAAAAGATATTGCTCCATATATTCATAATGATACTATTAAAAGTATTTCTGTATATGATGAGAATGGAAATTTAATGAACGGAGAAATACTTGATGCAAGTGGAACTCCATACAATTTAGATAGACTAAGGTCTTTAATTACTAAAAGACCTGATACATTACTAAGTTTTAATGAAAAATCAGAACATTCTACAGGGGGGACTGAAAAGGTGTTTAATTTAGGTCTACCTGCTTTAACAGGTTTGATTGTTGATGAAAATGATTCTAAAAAACCTTTCCATATAGTAAATACATGTCCAAGGGCAGGAAGTTGCAAAGCCCACTGTTTTGCAATGAAAGGAGGTTATGTTCAATTTGAATCACCTGCACTAAAGATGGTTCAAAAACTTAATTTTCTAATTAATGACCCTAAAGGATTCCAAGATAGATTAGTTGATGAAATAAAATCTGAGTATAACAAAATGAAATCTGATTTCAAGGATTCTACATGGCATCTTTTAGTTAGATTTCATGATTCTGGAGATTTTTTTAGTGATGACTATTCAAATTTAGCTTTAAATGTTTGTAGAATTTTTAGGGAAGGTGTTTATAAAGAAAATCCTGTATTATTTTATGCTTATACAAAGCAATTAGATGCTAAAAATAAATTAGAAAGAGAACCCAATTTTGTTATAAATTTTTCACTAGGTTCTAAAGAAAGCTCTAAAATTGATACTAAAACTACTAAATTAGCAGCTGTAGTAGATGACTTACAACTAAACAAAATTACTCCTGATTTAAAAAATAAAATTGTATCATTTTTAAAGAATAATTCAAAAACAAGTAAATATGATATTTATGATTATTTAAAAAATGTTGCTAAGTTACCAAATAACGATAGAAATTTTAAGGTTACAACATTACTTAATATGATTAAAAACAAAGATGCTAAGAATTTAAGAAAATTGTATGAAAGAGAAGTTATAAATGTAAAAGATACTGCTTGGCTAAAATATGTTAAAAGAGTTAAGACAGGAAATTTAATTAAGAAGTATGAAATGAAAGATGGTAAAAAAGTTAAGGATGCCCAAGGCAACTATATATCAAATATGGTAGATGAGTATAAATGGGAATTTATTTCAGATAGAGCTTGGAAACTTTTTCAAGATAGATTATATAATACATACAAAGATAAGTTTGGAATAACTAGAGATAGCATTATAAAGTACTCTGATTGGGTTGAGTTACCTAGAAGCGAATGGTCAGGGAAAGAGAATATAGGTGCTTGGAATGTTGTTATCTTGCCAGGTATCGATGGTGACCTAGCTGCATCGAGAAGTGATGTACACATATCATTTTTATTAGTACATTAGAAATGAAATTAGTTAAATTAGTTGAAGAATTATTAGCGAAAACTGCACATTATAAAGACTTAGCAGTAGACTATTTAACTAATAAATATGGTATACATAAAAATATTGTATATCATGGAAGTCCTAACATTACATATCTAAAAAATATAAATGATATAGATACTCTTAAAAACACAGTCAATGCTAAAAGTAAATATCTTTTTGTAAATTATAAACCATCAGTAGCCTTAAACTATGCACAAAATTATAATGGATATTCAGATAAATCAGGTGTAGCAGTTTTTAAATTAACTGGTAAAGCTTATACTATTAAAAAAAATGATATTCAAATAGCATTTAAAAGTATTGATAATTTTGAACTATTCCTAGATACTAAAAAAAAATTAGGATTTGATTATGTTATAATACCTCAAGATGGTAATAATATTGCTATATTAAACATAAATTCTTTATCTTTATTAGATACATATAAAATAATTAATTAACATACCACTATAGTACTATACTAAACCAAACTCTTTAACATAGCTAACATCTTAGGATGTGGGTAAATATCAGATTTATCTTTTCTAACATTGGTATGAGTTAGTAAACCTCTAATTTTACCTTCCACAGCATCATTAAAAAAATCAAATGCTATAGCAGGGTCAAATTTTTTAAGATATTCCAATATACCTTTAGAAATATCTATGTTATCTCTTTCTTTTATATATAATATAAGTTTTCTACAAGATTCTATTTGAGCATCAGAATAACTATGATAATATCTAGTACCTCTAAACTTATAACCTAAGTCAGTTACATATTTTGAATTTACTTCATTACCATACACAGTATAATACTTTTCACCAATTTTATTCAAGTATCCGTAGTTACAAATTTCAATACCTACAGAGTGACTTTGCATATATCTATCAGCATTTCCTAAATGAAATGCCCAATACCCTTCAGGAAATGCTTGTAATATTTCACCATCATATTTAGTATCACCTGACAACGATGTACCTCCTATTAAGAACTCTGTTGCTATCCTACCTCTAGTATCTCTGCTCCAAATATCAATAGTACTATAAGGATTTTCAGAACCTGCTGTATGGTGTAAGAATATATATTTTTTATCAGTAACTTGATTTACGTATTGTTCTTTAGGTAACCAAAATTTTAGTATGTTCAATGATGTATCTCTACTTTCTTGTAAATCTGTGCTATAATCATCTTCCAACAATTTTTTAAATATTTCAGGAGTTACAACTCCATTAGGATGTAAACCTAACTTAACTTGATAGTTTTTTACAGCAGCCTCAGTCATTCTGCCGAATATGCCATCAACAGGATTCAATTCTAATGCTATTTGAATTTTTCTTACTTCGTCTCCTTTTGAACCAAATCTATAGTACATAATTATTATTGTTTATTATAAATATCAAAACTTTGAAATAAAATCATTGCTAAAATTATTAATCTTATCTAGCACGATATTATCAGCATCACTTGATGGATTTCTTAAATCTATGTTTCTAAAATCAACACCATAAATATTTGGTATGCTATTAGCTATATCAAAGAGTTCTGGTGTTAATATAGATGAGTATGCATCTGAATATGCATCTATCATAAAATCTAGTTTAGAAGAATCACCTTGATACACTATAGAACTCATTAAACTAATTTGTGATTTTATTACACTTGCTAAAGATTGCATAAATGATGCAGCTGTAGCACCACCATCTAAACTTTTGAACATAAATCCTGACCATGGTGTGACTAGGAATGGAGGTGTTTTACTTATTCTTATTCCGATTACAGTTGTTTTTTGAAGATACATTGATAGGGATACTGCATCTACCCAAACCCGTGCTCCGTATCCGAAGTTTGGAAAGAAGAAGGCATCAGTCCAAATACCTGGGAAGATGGTAATAATCGTAGCTAACGGACTATCAATAATCCTAGCAATCCAATAATACGTATGGTCAATAGCTAATTGACTAGATAATAAACCACTATTAGCATTGAAATTAAATCTATTTTGACTACAATATATCATCGATGCAGCTTCAAAGAATCTAGGTATGTCAGGTCTTGCAACCATTCTACCTCCAGATGATATATCAAAATGTAATTTATATAAATTCTCAGTATACCTTCCGTGTCTACCGACTTTAATTAAATCTGCAAATTTATATGTAGTAGGAGTATATTCTGCTATTAATTGTGCTTTAAAAAGATTCCACATTACTGTTAAAATCTATTATAGTATTCTATAATTTTTTGTAAAATTAACTCTTTAGTATCATTATTAGAATTTTTAAACTTATATAAGAATGTTTCTTTTAAGATTTTATTTTCAGACATAGTCATTATTTTGTTAGTAGTCCTGAAATTATCTTTATTCATAATAGTTTTAGCTGTAGCACCTTTAACATTCTTACTTCTACTATGAGCTATAAAAGGAACATTCAATTTAGTTTTTTTATCTTTTACAACTATTTCATAATACTTTTTTAAGAAATCTACAAAAATAGATTTTTTATCTCCTAGTTTATCAAAAAATTCTATTATATCCTCTTCAGATATTCCTCTATCTTTAGCTTGGTCAAAAAAATGTTTTTCAATATCTATTTCAATAGGTTCTAAATCGTCATTAGCTTTTTTAAGTATTATTTTTTTGTCTAAATTCTCTGCCATTTTTTTATTATTTTATGATAAGGATGTATACTTGAAATTTTTGATTATCATCTCCCCAACTTTTATTTTATGTATTAAATGAACATCATACAAACTATTGTTTATAACAACATTCATCTTATGATTAGCAAATTTAGAAACTACTGCATAGTCATCTATAGTTCTAATAAGATTATCATTTATATAAAAACTAATACTTTCAGGAAGCCATATTACAGAATATTTATGAAATTCATATCTTAAATCTAAATTAGAAAAACTATTAGGTTTTTTTGGAAAGTCAAGCTTAACTCCGTTTTCTCTAATATGTACATTAGTTTCTATTCTATTATTTTGTCTTTTGAAAAACTTAGTCCACTTAGATAGTTCATAACTTCCAAATTTATCAGAGTATGCTTCGAATACATCTATTTCGGGAGGCCAGTCTGACCAAGACCACATCCAAAATGCTGCCCAACTATAAGGTAAGTCAGGAAGCATTACTTCTAAGTCAAATCTACCATAGTCAAATTTATGTGTACAAGAAATTAATCCTATGCCCATTTTAGATTCTACGTCAATACTTTCAAAATATTTTGGAGAATATTTTGATAATAATGATATTTCATTTTCATTTTTTGACACCACTGCTGACTTATCATACCAAACATATGATTTTTCTGGATGTATGTTACCCCATCTTTCTTCGGTAATCCAATCGTATCCACAAAATTTAATCATATATAATGTATTTACTTCTTGCCAAAAATTCTTGATAAAATACTTTTTTTATTTTTTGTATCAGGAGTATTAGTTTTTACTCCATAATATAAATCATCTAGCTCTTTGTTTTTCTGCTTCTGTATAGCTAGTTCTTCAGGAGTTAAATCATCTTTCCTATATGAGTCATAGCTTGGCAATGTGCTTTTTTCAGGATTAGTTGGTCTCCTTATATCGAAATCTATTTTTAATTGACTTTTAGGATTTAAAGCTGATGGTTCTGTTACATATACAGTAAATATTAAATATTCAGGTTGTATTTTTCCATTTTTTTTAAGATTTACAAATCTCTTTGCATAAGCTGAAGGTCTGATGCGTATAGAATTTCCTTTCGCATAAATTTCACTTTTATTAATATCATAATTTCTCTTTTCAGCATATTTGATAAGAGATTCTATTACACTATCTATATCTTTATGAAATAGTTTTACACCTTTTTTAGATACAGCAATCTCACTTATATTAGTCTCAACTAATGGTATAATACCAGCTAATTGTTGCATCCTTGCAACTTCATTTAAGGTTACTTGTAATTTTTGTATTTTTTTCATTTACAGTAATTATATGGATTATGCTTAATTTGACCAATTTGACTTATCGAATGGGTCTATATTTTTAGACAGTAGACTTTTAGCAGTTGATAGGCTTACATCTCTTTTATTTAAACCCATATCTTTTAAATCTTCCATAAAATAATCTTGAATGCTACTATTATCTAATCCTTTATAGTCAAATCCATTTAATATTTTATTGGTTTTTTTATCAACAATAAAATGAGTATATTTTTTATTTACTTTAACTTCGTCAATCTTAGCACCTAACTCTGATTTTAGTTTATTTAGTAATGACTTTATTTCACTATCTATGCCACTAACACTCTCTCCATTACTATTACTAGGCATTCTGTCTGTACCATTCAATTTACATTTAGAAATATATTCTGAAAATGAATCGGAGGTAGATTCTTCTATTTTGGAGGATAGTCCAAAAAACTTCTTTCTCATGTACATTCTATATGATGCAAAAGTTTCTTTTAGTTTATATTTTTTCTCAGCAGTGTTATTATAAACATCAGTTGAGTAAAATGAAAGGTCTATATAAACATCTTTACTTGCTGTAGCATCTTTAATTAAATATGGATTAACTATATTAACTTTACAATCCTTTATGCCTTTAGGACTCGTGAATACTAAATCAGTAAAATAAATACTAATTGATTCTGCTATCTTATATGCTATGTCCTGATATTTCTTTGGTATTTCAAAAATTGATTCGGATTTAGATTGTCCTACCATATAATCTTTTCCACCTCTATCACGAGCTTTTATAGCAGCTCTATTTCTCAAACCTGCACTTAACTCATTTATAGGTTGAATACCTGCTAATTGTTGCATTCTCTTAACCTCATTTAATGTTACTTGTAATTTTTGTACTTTTTTCATTTTTATTAATTAATTTTCCAAAATAATTGTTTAGTTACTTTTCTACCTCCTAATCGGTCAGTCCAATCCATTTATTTTTAGGTAGTTCTAATTCTAAAAGAATTTGCATTAATTTTATATCTTTTATTTTAATATAAATAGTTTACTTATTATAAATAATGTTATCAAATTCTGAATTTGTTGGTCTTTCATAGCTATTTATGAAGTTATCTACAACATGTGTTGGAATACTCTTTCCTGTCTCCATTTCTCTTTTTTTAAGTCTACGTAATAATTCAGGTTTTGGGACATTAAACACTACAGCATTCTTTGTATATATGTCAGGTACTTTTTTTAATATGAATGACCTTGAACGTTTATTCATATTAGTCATATCTACTATTATATCTTTATTAGATTTCAGTGATTTTGCTATATGACTATTAAGTTCTATATTTACTTTATTTTGTAATTCTGTATTTGAGAAAGATTCTGCATATGATAAGTTGTAATCTTTTCTTAGTTTGTCTAGTATATCATCTCTAGATATTACTGTGGCATCTCCCGAATTTTTTGATACCCATGTGCTTTTACCTGATGCGGGTGGGCCAACTAAAAATGTTATGGTAGGTCTTAAATCCATATTCTATTAACTATAATAATTTTTAAATACATCGGTTGTCAATCCATAATCTATGATGGCTAACTGCTCTTTTCCATTTACTTTGATTAATCCGTATGAATCTATCTTTCGCATATCACCTGATGGTATATCAAAATTTGCTACATAGTCATAAACTCCTCCTGTAAATTCTCCACTCATAACTCTATCAACCAAGAAATCATCAACTTTATATCGTAAACCTCTTCTAATATGATATGAATCAACTGAAATTAATACATCACTAAAATCTTCAAAGTCAATTCCTGTAATACGTTTAAAATCAGATTTTTTAACTTTTTTGGCTAAAGCCATTTCTAACCAAAGAAAATCTTCGTGATAGTCATAAACAGGAGCTACAATATCAGTTAGCATATAATCATTGCTATAATCAATTTCTATTTCATTCTGTGCTAATCCTTTCTTATTTTTTGCAAGTTTTAATACTTTTTCATTGTCTATATAATACACAATCCTAGATGAGCCTTGTGCTATTTTTTTTAGATGTTCATCGCAGTACTTTTTCCTACTTGCAAATGATTTTAACGTTTTGAAAAATTTCATATCAAAAGATTGCGGATAATCCTCTGATACTATGTTTTCTAAAATATTAGTTAATTTAATCATATATTAAATATTCAGTTTTTCAGAATCTTTTGCAATTATAGCATTGCTTACAATGCTGTATAATTCTTTATACACTTTAACTTTATCTTCTCTAGGAATTTCATTTAAATACTCAGGATACTTATTTGCTGACAATATTCTACGAATCCACTTTTTTAAAGGTTTTTCAAACTCACCTGTATAACCATCGTTATCTAAAACTATATCAGCATAAGCATCATCTGATAGACTATCTAGGTTTGTCTGCTTCTGGTCTATATCATCACCTACTAAATAGGTTTCTAAATAATTAGTAACATCAAACCAATCTTGTCTAATGTCAATCTTCTCTAGTATTATTTGTTTTGCTATACTATGTAATTTAATCATTTTCTAATCCTTTGAAGTAATCATTTACGGTAGTTATATAGTCAGCTGCCAAAGTTATTTTTGATTGTACCCAAGATGGTAAATCAGTAACATTGTGTAATTTACTATAAATTTCATAAGAATTTTGAACTACACTTTTGATTTGTGATTTAGCCATCTCAGACTCATAGTCATCTTCCAAAAAACTTGACACATCTTCAGTATCCGTATAAAAATTTCTTAGGTTTGATAGAATATATTCTTCTAGTTTCATAATTTGTTTTTATTATAAGTATAAAATTTTGGGAGATGAACCACTATTATTTACCTAAATTTAATCCTTTTTTAGGTGTTTTTAATAACATTATCAAATTATATATAATAGCAAGTACTGCTATACATACAGATATATATTGACCAATATTACCTCCATAAGAACTATCTAAGGTATCTGCTGCAAAATCTTCTAAATATTGTGTTAGTACATATCTTAATATATTAACTAATTTAGTATTACGAAGTCCTAGTAAGAATGCAACCTTTACAATAATTTTTGATATTAACTTACCTTCATATAATAACTCTGACTCATTAATATCAATATCAATATCTTTTAGTAAGCTATTAGATATTTGTTCTATTTTATTAAAATTAAGGTCTATATCAGATGATTCTTCATTTATAGACACTACATTAGATAATTTAGAAGCTAATTTGTTAAGTATAGATGGCTCATCAGTAAGTAATTCTTGAGTTAATGCAATAAACTTTTTATCTTTTAATAGTTTATCAGATAAGTCATTTATAGAATTTTTTAAATTAGAATCTAATTTAATATTTTCATTTAATAATATTTTATTTTTAGCTAGTTTTGATAATTTAATCATACAGGTATTTTTAGTTAATGTTACCAATCAATTTCAGAATCACTATAAGTTGATACAATTTCTACATCTTCATCTATATCACAAATAGCGTAGAATTCATCCGTATCTAAATTGTGATATACATTTGGATTATTAGAATGATTTACATAGTATGCTAAATTTATGTTATTGGGTGTTCTTGACAAATAAATCCCACCATCAGTAACGTTGACTATAGTTCTTAAATAGGATTCAGTAGATTTAGGAATACCTTTGAGGTCATCCCAAGATATATACATTGTATCAGAAGTTACATCTGAAAATAGTTTCTCATCTTTTTTTATTTTGCAAATACTAAATACTCCAACTCCATTGCATACCTTAGATGGTTTTAATTTTAATTTTGTATTATTTAGTATATTATATATAATATCAATTTTTTCCATCTTTTGAAAAATTTGTTATGTAGTTGTAATCAGTTTCATACCCACTTAGGTTCTCGACAGAGTAGATGTTCATATCTATCTTGTAACCAGGATTTTTATCTATCCTGTTATAAGTCCAAGCAGTATCCATCCATATAATTCTATTATTAGGATATATAAAATAGTTACCATTATCCATCTTAAAAAAATGACCACATTTATGTTCAGGAGTTTCTGAAAAATTAGTATCAATAACATTTCTGTTTTCGTGTGACCAATCAAGTGTAAACATATATGTTCCTGAACGTTTAACTCCACTTATCGATATTAAATCAGCTCTTAGACCTGCTAATCTTTCTCTAACATTTACATCTATGTATGATGAAAAACAATCCCAATACATATGTTCGGATAAAGGTAATACTTCTGATTCTTTTTTCCACACAAACGAATGAATAGGTCTACGAGTCCAATTTACTCCATTATCTAAAAATGCTTCAAATAAAGGAACTCTCTTCTGAATGGATGCAACTGAGTGAACATCTGCTAGAGTATATTCATCAAATCCTGATTCGTGATTATATAAAAACTGATTTCTTATTAAACAAGTAACAGTTGGTATATTTGCATTTAGATAAGCCATTATGTTTTTTCAATTAGTGTAATATGTAAGCTTCTATATGTTTATCACCCATTCTAAGTTTTCTTGATGCCCTTGAGTAACCATCTATAACTTGATTTTTATAAATTACGATAGGCAGGTTTAGGTTCTTTTCCCCAACTTTTTTAGGATTATACCTTTCTTCATTAGATTCGTAGTAATCCTTAAAATCATCATCTTTTAGCAAGTCAGATATATTAATGGTTTCTAATTTCCAACCATCATTAGGTAAAACATATTTTCTTAAAAAATAATCTGGAATATCTGATTTTTTAGGTGTAATACTCCTAATATGATTTGCTACATCTTTACCTGAGTATGTAGTTGTTTCTTTTAGTATTTCTATTAATTTTATCATATGATATTAAAAGAATTACCTTGTAATATGTTCTTATCAGTAATTCTAGAATATTTGTTTATAGTCATAGCAATGTCTATAAACATTTTTACAGCTTTATTATCTACACCAACAAATTCATAACTTGCATCTTTCCAATTGTATGGGTCTAACTTAAAATAATCTTTTTCAAAATCGTAGATTAATGCTCTTACAGGTGCTACATCTGGATGTTTACATTTCATTGATATGACTATATTCTTTTTTGGGTCTAGATATATAGAACCTATTTTGTGAGGTACAATCTCATTATTTAATATATTCTTTACTTTACTAGGTCTTAGTAGATTTGTCTTTATATTGAAATATATGTTTATGTCTTCTCCCAAAAATTTTGATAATCTAGTATCCACTTCATCTTTAGTTAATAATTTAGATTCTAGTAAACTTTTTACTTTTTGTAATTCTTTAGTAATTATTTTCATATTTCAGTATTATAATATTAGCTATCACCTAAAGACCTGCCAATCTTTTTCAACCTACTTCTAAAAGAAGATATAGATTGTCTAACGCCTGATTTAGCTGTCAATGTTGGTTTTGTTTTTTCTTTCGGTTCTGTTAATTTTTTAGCACTTGCAGATAGCCTAAACTTAGATTTATCTTTTACTGCGCTTTCCGAGGTAAATGTCTTTTTTTCTTTTAATTCTTTTGCTGCTTTTATTTTTCTTTGTTCAGTTACTTTTTTCAATTCTTGTCTTTGTTTTTCTTTAAGAGCCTCTTCACGTTTCTTTTCAAAAACAGACTTAGAATTTTCTTTAACTGACTGTGGTGTAATAAACAATAGAGTTCTTACAAATGTACCATCAGGGCCTCCACCGTTATACTTAGGAATTGATAATGTAAAGTTTTTATCTTGTATTATATTAATGTTACGCATTCTGCTTAACATGAAAGTTCTCCAACCGTGCTTTGCAAAACCTTTCCTTGATACAGATGGTGGTTCAACATGAATTCTAATTAATAGATTTCCTCGTTTTGATATGCCTATTGCAACTGGTTTTCCTTTAACTCTTTTACCAGGTTTAACAGGCTCTCTTCTATATGGAGTATCAGTAGGATTTCTACCTGTTCTAGGAGGTATTGTTTGATGTTTTTTTGGGCCTGAATACAAGAATTCAATGATATTCAAGTTCTGAATAGCATCTATAATAGGCAAAGCCTGTTTAGTCTTCAGTAATAGTGGGTCTAATCCTTGTTTTCTAATTGCCATATATACTAGTATATTTCTCTATATAAATAGATATAGTATAAACAATATCTTCAATAAAAAGGTTATTTTGAATAAAAGTAAAATATTTTGATTTTTTTTTTGATAAAAATGATGTTTATTAAAAATAAATTACTATATTTGCTGAAAGTTCTTTGAAAAACTAAAGATAAGTGCGGTTATGGAGGATAATCGCACGTTAAGTTAAACGGTGTATGTTGTAATGACATTAGCCGAAACCCTTGAAGGGTCAGAGTACGTCTTTGGATTGTGGAGGGTATCTCACTGTTTGAAATTACCTTCAAGGGCTTTAATTTCCATTTCCGTCAGAGTACGTCTTTGGGTTGGGGAGGGTATCTCACATATCCATTGGTTGATTCAAATGGAAAACGTACAGTCAGAGTACGTCTTTGGGTTGGGGAGGGTATCTCACCTCCATACATTTAAAACCAAGGGGAACGTAAACAATTGTCAGAGTACGTCTTTGGGTTGGGGAGGGTATCTCACTAAAGCTGAAAATAAAGAAGCAGCAATAATAACACGTCAGAGTACGTCTTTGGGTTGGGGAGGGTATCTCACAGAGATTAAGACTGAGTTGTGGTGATTTACTTATGTCATAGTACATCTTTGGGTTTGGGAATGTATCTCACTCCCAAAAAAAACAAAGTTATAACAAATAAAACAAAAGTTATGGAAAATGTTTTAAAAGCATATAGGTTTGAATTACAACCTTCAAAAGAACAATGTATTGAATTCGATAAACAGATAGCATCTTGTAGACATACTTGGAATGCTATGTTAGCACTAGATACTAACAAACACAGAAATTACTATATTAGTAATCCTGATAAACTACAGGATTATATAAATAACCTAACTAAGGTTGAAGAGTTGAAGAATAGCTACGCTAAGTATCTAGTAGACAATCCGAATCCCACTTTTGAACAAAAATTGGATTTTTTTATTCCTGTTGTTGAAACCAAATTAAATTGTGGTGAATTCATAACATATGTAACAGAATATTTACAAGAGCGTATAAAATCTAATACTGAAAGTCTTTCTAAAATAGAATCTATTGATGATAATTCTAAAATTTTGGCGAAGAAGCTAACAACTAAAATAGAATCAGACAATAAAAACTTATTAGATATTACTACAGTTAATAAAAAATATTCAAAATTAACATTGGGAAAATTTTTAACAATACTCAGGTCATATGAAAATTATGAATGGATGTCAACTTGTCCAAGACTTTCCCAAACTGCTGTTGTTATAAATTACTACGAATCTTGGAATAAGTATTTTAAATATTTAACCAAACTAAAAAAAGGTGATATAAACCATAGGGTTGGTAAACCTAAATTTAGAAAATATAAAGATGTTTCATCATTTATAACATCTTATGGTGACAATATTACATTAGAAAATTTAGATGATAATAAATCATTACTACATATTACAGGTTGTGACCCTATACGATTAATTAGGCATAGAGAACCTAAAGGTATTCTAAGGTCAGGGACTATAGTCAGGGAGTATGCAGGTAAGTATTATGTAAGTTTACTATATAGTATTGATGATTACCAACCTATTTCTAAAAAAACTGAAAAAGAAATAGCTATAGATTTAGGTGTTAAAACTTTAGTTGTTCAAAACGATGGACATACCTATGAAAATAAATCTAAACAAGTATCAGCAGATAAGAAATTAGCTAAGATTCAAAGAGAACTAGCTTTGAAAACAAAAGGTAGTAAATCAAGAAGGAAAGTGATAGCTAAACTTCGTAAAGCTCATCGTAAAATAAAGAATATTAGAACTGACTACTTACACAAAGTTTCTAGGGAACTTGTTAATAATTATGATGTAATTTATACAGAAAACTTGAAGAATAAGGAAATGATAGAAAAAGGTACAAAGAGTCTATCTAAATCTCTACAAGAAAGTTCATTTGGTAAATTTGTCACTATGTTAGAATATAAAAGTAGAGAAGATGATAAGAGATTGATTAAGGTTGATACTTATTTTCCCTCATCTCAACTATGTTCAAATTGTGGACATAAAAATACAGAATTAACTTTAAATGATAGAGAATGGGATTGTCCAGTATGCAATGAACATCACGATAGAGATTTGAATGCTGCTAAAAATATATTCAAAGAAGGTGTAAGAATAAAGAACTCAAAAGAGAGTTCTAAATAAAAATCTGTGCGGTTATGGAGGATAATCGCACGTTAAGTTAAACGGTGTATGTTGTAATGACATTAGCCGAAACCCTTGAAGGGTCAGAGTACGTCTTTGGGTTGGGGAGGGTATCTCACTGCACAAAAGTAATGATTTTTCTACATCGACACCTCAAGTCAGAGTATGTCTTTGGGTTGGGGAGGGTATCTCACGAGGAGGCTAAAACACTACAGAATTATTATCTGAAGTGTCAGAGTACGTCTTTGGGTTGGGGAGGGTATCTCACTTTGATTAAAGCGGTCTATAGCAGGTCTGACTTCCAAATGGTCAGAGTACGTCTTTGGGTTGGGGAGGGTATCTCACGCCAACATCGGTAGTAAAAAAGTGACAAAGTCGGTAGTGTCAGAGTACGTCTTTGGGTTGGGGAGGGTATATCACTAATTATGGCTAATTTGCCATAATTAAAACTGAGGTATTAGAGTATATCTTTAGATTTTAGAGTATTATTTAAAGTATTGATTTAAATTTGGGAAGATTATTTAAAGTAAAGGGTTCGAATTCGATTCCTTTACAACTATTTATTATAGAACATAGCGAGATAGTGTAATGGTTAACACATAGGATTCATGCTCCTATACTATCAGTTCGACTCTGATTCTCGCCACTATTTTACACATTATAAACAAATCACTTTACATAATAGTATCAAATCACTTTACATATTATTAACTAAGGTATATATGAAAAAATATACATATTCTGTAAATCAATTCAGATGGGTTATGAATAATAATGCATTTTATGCTTCAGCAACTGATTTGACGTGTATATTGAATGATGGTTCAATCCATCCTCATCCATTTCCGAATAATAAGTCTCAATTTTTTATACAAAATGAAAAGACAGGTGGCTTTAGAAGATTCAGATTCATCACAGAGAAAATATATGCTATTGACTATAGTAATGAGAGATATTTGACTGAACTAATATTTGAGTCTGAAGATAATATTAAATGTCATGTACGACAATAATCTCAGTGAATATATTTAACATAATATTAACTATACCATCTATTGACATAGAATAGTCTTTATAATATCTTTGCTGAAAATTAAAAGTTATGAAATATTTGAAAGTTACAATTAAACATGAAACTGCATCCTATAGAGTAGAGGATGCAAGGGATACTGGAATCTCAATTCACGAGGCATTCTCATTAATCTCAGATGAGCCTGTGGACTATACTACGGTTACTGAAACTGTAGGTTCTAGGGTTATACTAGATTCTATGGATATATCCAATGAAGATTGGACTGAATTCGTAAACGAGAATAACAGGCTTAGAGAGTCTATGATTAGTTTTGCAGGTAAGTATATGGTAGACATTAATATTATGCCTCATATTACTCCCAAGTTCAAATTAGTAGATTCTAAACTTAAACATTCTGTGCACACTACGGATGTTATATTACCTGAAGGTGTTTATTACGTAGCATATTACAATGGGATTAGTAAAAGACATTATACTATGTCTAAATCTCACGTAGTTAGTGTATCTTGGGAATACAAGAGAGTTAAGGCAGGGACATTGTGGACTATCATAGATGGGCAATGTTTTGATGCTCCTATACCTTTGAATGAAGATATTGTTAATTTTTTGAATGGTGTGTTAGACTAATTTTTATCTTATGATTGTTAGATTTTGGGGAAGATGGTTAGGTTCGTCTCCCCAAATTTTTTTAGTCTAAACCTTTTTCAATATGTATTTCTACAAAACCACTTTTAGTATGAGTATCATCAATTTCGAATTTAGAAAAATATGGATGATTTCTAAAGAATCTTACATATACTTTCTCTCTTAGTCTATCTCCTTCAAATGCTAGTATATTTAGCTTATCCATATCATTTATAAAGTCTATCATACAATCAGCTACAGTTTTTAGTACACTATTCATAAAGTCTATATCTTTCTTTACTCTATCTTTAGTTGACCCACCTTTAACGGCAAATGCAACGTCATAGTAATGCTTTCTCCAAAGATTGGGTGTTATATAACATTCGTAGTTTATATCATCTATAGAGAAGCTATAGAGGTATTCAGTGTATTTAAATCCTGAGTATTCTTTAGATATCTTGCGAACTTTAAATGAATATGATTTAGATTCGGTTTGTAAATCTTTCGATATGATTGTACTTAGAATTTCTTTTAATTTCATAAATATATTTATATATAAATATAAAATTGCTAAATGAAACTAATAAAAATTTTGCGAGAAGTCAATAAGAAGCTTCTAAAAGAAAACTCCCAGATAAGAGAATATATTACATCAGATATGATTTCTATTCGTGATTATTTTACTACTACTAAAGAAGATAGAATTGAATATCTTCCCGAAGAGTATTACTATATGTTTGATGATTTTGTTACAGAAACTGATGCTGACTTTGAGTATCCTAAAGTATATGATGATGAAAGTGGCGAAGAGGAGACTATGTTTGAAGAATCTTATGAACTTGTCGGGTGGTTGAAAAAAAATAACAATAAAATATATAAAGAATTTGGTAATTATCTTTATAATAAGATAGAATATAATGAACTACCAATACCTCAAGCTTATTATCCTGCTTGGACATATTTCGATTCAGAAGTTGATTTAGTTAAAAATCAATGGTTAATACATTTCACTAAAGATGCTAAAGGTATAGAGGCTAGTGGATTCAAGTATGGAGTTGATGATATGACTAGAGTAGGTTTAACACTGCATCTTGGTGATTTTGAAAAAAAATATGGTGGATATAACTTTGCATTTAGATTAGATAGATTTGAAAGGTCTAAAAGAAAATGGTCAGATGAGTACAAATATGGTAGTGAAGCAGTAATATTCAGGGCATCGGGGATTGAAGCCTGGCATAGAGGTGACCAAGAGTATCAAGTACTATTCTATGGAAATACAGCAAGAAATATAGTAGCTATCTTAGAAGGTGAGAACAAGAGGTGGGGCATTTATAGTAAATCAGGGAAATTATTATTTGAAGATGATAATTTAACTAGAGTTGTTACATGGTTTACTAAAAACTATACTTAATATAGAAAACAGTTACCTAATTCATAAAAATAAGTATTAACAAAGTATTAACAATTTATTTTTGGATATATAAATACTTTAGTATACTTTTGATAAAGTTATTGTAATAACCGTTAACATTATTATTTCACAAATAAATCTAAAGTTATGAGCAAATTTATTATCTTAGATTGGATGGGAAACCATAAGTTTAAAGACAAGATTTTCGATTCTTTTGAGGAGGGGTGGGATTTCCTATACATTACTTTTCCTGAAGATGATTCATACTTCGATGATTTCTATGTCACCGAGGTTACTGAAGATATTGCAAAAAAATATTCTATAATCCTATAATTTTTAGTTATGTTAGATATTGTATCTGTAAAAGAATTCCTCCTTGAGGAAGGATTTGAAATACACACATATGATAGTGGATTCTATGAAATTCATGCTATTAAGAAATTTACTGATAATGAATTAATCAATGAATTAACTTATAGGTTTAATTATAATGTTAGTACATTTGAATGTGCAGTACAGTCTAGTGAATCTGTATACTATGATAGATATCCTTTATTCGATAATTGGATATGGACTATGGAAGAATTACGTATTGTATATAATATAGTACTTAGAAGATTTACGGTATGAACTATAATAATGATTTTAAATATGATTTAGAGTTTGGACAAATAGGTGAGGAATTACTTGCAAATATCTTTAGCAATAAGAAACTAGAAGTTAAACGTGATAGTTGGATATATAAGAGTGGAAATATAGCTATAGAGTATGAAAGTAGGGGTAATCCATCAGGAATTCTAAAGAGTTTAGCTGACTATTGGGTATTTATATTTTCAGGTAAGTTTAATGATGAAATAATTCTTGTAATAGAAATAAACAGACTAAAGAATATATTTCTGAAGTATTATAAGATGGGTAATGTAAAAGCTATGGGTGATAGTAACACATCATTAGCAGTTCTTATACCTGTATCGGAGATAACAAACTACAACAATTATTTATAATCCTTTCGATTTATATTAGTTGGTAAAAGATATTTGCAGACCTCGGATTCAAATGGCCATATTTAATCTTTGATTAAACATTTCTTTAACATTTGAATGCGTCAGAGGATGAGTTGGCAGCCTGGAATTAGACAGGCAAATAGCAAGGTGGCGGAAGGTAGACGCAATGTGAAATGAAAGTGGTTATTGCAAAGTTAAGGGAACATGTAATGGACGCTGAAAAACATTTAAAAATATTACCTTAATAATATTTGCAGGTATCAAATCCTGCCCTTGCATTTTTTTTAAAACATTTAAAAACAACGACAATGATAAACAGACTTGATGAAAAAACTGCTGAAAAATATGGATTAAATTTTGATGAATTAATAGATGATTTTTTTGAGGATTCTTATAAATCAAATATAAGCAATGGTAGTTATTATATACAATCTATTGTTAAAATTAATAAAGAATCTTATCCAGATGTTAATAAAGAACTATACGGATTTTGGGAAAGTAATGAATATATTTATGATGATTCAATTGGTTTTGATAAAGAAGAAATTCATACCTTATATAGAGTTGTTCAAAGTGAAAAACTAGTTATTACAAAATATTGGGAAAAGGTAAAATAAAAAATAACAAGGTGGCGGAATTGGTAGACGCTATTCAATCATCGTTGAAGAGGCAGAACAAAAACGTGATATTCGTGGTGTACGATAGAGCCACAAAAACAAAGTAGTTCATAAGTCCATACAGGTTCAAATCCTGTCCTTGCTACAAAACAAAAAACTATTATGAAAAAAGAATTTGATAAAAAGTGTATTACAGAAACACTTGAAGAAGCTGCTGAAAAAGAATATCCTACAATTCACGAGCAGTCTCAATATGATGCTTTTATTCAAGGTGCAAAATGGCAACA